CTCCAAGAAACACAGGCTAGCCTAAAGAGTTCACTTAATGTCATTACTGGACAGGGTTCCGTTGGTGAATTTGGTGGCGAAATGTCTCAAGACCTAGATGCAGACCAAAATGCGATGGACAGTGATCTAGATGTAGATGCGGACGTTGATTCAATTCTTCCTCCTATTCCAAATGTCGGGAAGGCACCTAAAGCACCAGAAGAAAAGCCAGAACCACGATTCAACAATGTTGGTCGCCCAAAGAGATAATTGATGTTTCTTTTTGAACTGGATCAAAATAGCGCAAAGATTACCAAAATCATTGCTTTAACTAGTCAATTGAAGGATGATATTGATAATGGCGAAGGTGATCCTGAAAATTTTACGGTAGATGACTTGCTTGAATATTTTCAGTTATACGATGTCATTTTGGATAGAAGTGACTTGTATAACATGATCAAGGTTAATCCATTAAAATCATTGGTCAGTGACATTAAGGGGAATCGGGTGATCTTCAAGGGATATGAAGACGATAGTGATTCAGAATCAGAAGATGAAACGGATGATCAGCCCGAAGATGAAGCCAAAAAAACTGTAGAAAAAATGGCAAAATCTGCATTGAAAAAATAATTTTGTATTGACATATCTGTAGAATTGTTATATATTAAGCAAATGGCTATTACTAACAAATTCCCCTATCAAGAAATGAAAAAGGTCTCCGTTGACGGTTCAAGGAGATACTTAACGCCAGACGGTTCTAAAGTACCTTCGGTAACAACTATCCTTGAAGCAACCAAATCAGAAGAAAAAAAGCAAATCTTGCAGAATTGGCGAAGGAAAGTTGGGTACAAAAATGCCCAACAAATTACCACAGAAGCAGCGGGTAGAGGAACTCGTATGCATAAATGGATTGAAGATTACATTAAGCTTGATACATTTGGTGAGCCGGGAAGTAACCCATATAGCCAGCAAAGTCATTTAATGGCAAACGAAATCATAGAAAATGGTCTAAGCAAATGTGATGAATTTTGGGGAACTGAGGTATCACTACATTTTCCAAAAGTATATGCCGGGACTACAGACTTGTGTGGAGTTCATGAGGGTGCAGAAGCCATCATGGACCATAAACAATCCAATAAAATAAAAAAGAGAGAATGGATTGACGATTATTTCATACAGACTGCTGCCTACGCTCTAGCCCACAATGAAGTTTACGGGACTAACATCAGAAAAGGTGTTATTTTCATGTGTGTCAAACCAGATTTAATAGATAATGTGTGGTCTAAACCACAATATATGGAATTCATTGTTGAAGGCAACGAATTTGATAAGTATACCGATATGTGGTATGCCAAGTTAGAAAAGTATTACTCCCAGTTCGTTTGATTTCCATTCTGTAAAGCATAAATAAGAGTATATTCGAATGGGTGAAAAATACTCTTATGGCAATTTTACAAATCTCAAAAATTCAGCAAAGATCAGGTAACTTAGTTGACTTACCTCAATTGGATGAAGCAGAATTTGGATGGGCTTCCGATTCAAAACGCCTTTTTATTGGAAAAACTACACCCAATGAAAACGTTGAAGTATTAACAGCATACTCAAACATTGACTTCAGTCAAATTAATGGAAGCTATGGCAATCTCAATATAAACCCGGTCACCCTTGCTGCCGGTGAAGTTTTGGCATATGATGGTGTTAATTGGGTCAATCGTGGTGGTATAGCTGGCGGGGAAGTAGATTTAGGAAATGTTGCAAATGTCACCATTAGTGGTGGTGCACCCGGATATGTTCTTCAGACAGATGGCTTAGGAAATCTTTCTTGGACACCTAAGACGACAATGGTTGCCTTTTTGGAAAATGTAACGCAATCAAATCCGGCAGTAGTAACTACTGTACAAAATCACAATCTTACAAATGCGGCTCAGATCACAATTACTGGCGCTCAAGGAATGACTCAGTTAAATGGGAATTCCTATTATATCGGTAACCTAACACCAAACACTTTTAGTTTATATAATGATAGTGGGTTGTCCTCAACAGTCAATTCAGCATCATATACTGCATATGCATTTACATCCGTGGCGAACACAACGACTGGAACTAACTTTATACGCGTAGGAAACTCTGCGGTTCTTGCAGTTAACAAACCGGTACAATTCATCGGTAATATGTCAACTAGTGGAATATTAAACAACACAACGTATTACATAAATTCCATTAGTGGATCAAATATAACCATATCAAACACGGTATATTCTAATGGCACTGCCGGTCCAATCCTCCCATTGGCTAGTGCTACTGTAACAGGAAATGTATATGAAACCGGTGGGCAGTTAACATCAGTTACAAGTGGTGGTGGCAGCGGCTTGGTTGCTGGTGTCAATTCTCAGGTTCAGTTTAATAGTAGCGGCAGCCTTGGGGCAAGTTCCTCATTTACCTTTGACTACAACAACATAATTTTAACTGTAGGTAATGCAACTGCAAACACAAAAATTGCCAATGGTACAGTAAATTCTACGGGTGTCATTTCTGCCCTTTCATTTTCATCAAATGTGGCAACTGGAACTTCACCACTAACAGTAAAATCAAATACAGTTGTTGCTAATCTTAATGCTAGTCTGTTAAATGGTTTCACGACAGCAAACGTTTCAACTCCAAGCACGGTTGTTGCTCGTGACGTAAACGGAAACATCAATGGAAATGTGATTATCGGCAATGCACTCAGTATTACTGCTAACGCAAATGTTGGGAATCTTGGTTTTGATACGGGAGCAATTGTTGGTACTGGAAATATTACTGCTGGTAATATAATTGGTACTATCGCTGCTGGTTCCAATGCCATCACAACTACAGGAAATATTACTGCTGGAAATGTTATCGGTAATATTGCAAATGGCACATCAAAAATCACCATAACCAATAGCGCAAACTTGACGTTTATCTCAAATGGAAATAGTGCATTTGTGGTAACGCCGGTCGGTGCTAACGTTTTAGGTAATTTAACTGTTACCACTGGAGCTTTTTACGGTAGTGGAGCAGGATTAACCAGCATACCCGGCGCTGCAATTACATCGCCCGTATCAAATGCTACGGCAGCAAATACCCTTTTAACTAACACATCAGCATCCACTACAGTATATCCATTATTCACCGGCACTGCGGCAAACGGATATTACAGCGCAGTAACTGCAAGTGGAATTAGTGCCAATTTGGCAAATGCTTCCATTACCGCAACAACTTTTGTTGGAACATTAAGCGGCTCCGCATCTTATGCACTAAGCGCAACCAATGCGTCAGCTTTATTACAGAACACTTCAACGGCAACAACCGTATATCCAATGTTCACAACATCATCCGCAAATGGAAACTCACAAGCGGTAATTAATTCTGGAATCAGTGCCAACTTAGCGAATGCCTCCATTACCGCAACAACATTTATCGGGACATTGATAGGTACTGCTACCGCTGTTGGAAATGCAACTTATGCTGGTATTACAAATCAATCAACTGGAATTTACTATCCGACATTTGCATCAAGTAGTTCAACTGGTAACTATGCCTTAGCTGCAAATTCCGGATTCAGTGCTAACTTGGCAAATGGTGCATTAATTGCTACCACTTTTGTTGGTGCACTCAGTGGTGCTGCTACCTCTGCGACTACTGCCGGGACGGTAACAACAAACGCGCAACCAAATATCACAAGTACAGGCACACTTACCGCTTTGACTGTTGGTAATGCCACATCAAATACTAAATTTGGCAATGGTACAATTACTGCTACCGGAAATATTTCTGGAGCCTACTTTATCGGTAATGGCAGTCAGCTAACGGGAATTAATGTTGGTTCTGGGTCTAGCATTTCAAACGGTACATCAAATGTAAATATCGCCGTATCAGGAGGAAATGTTACCACCTCCGTGGGTGGAGTTGCAAATGTTCTGGTTGTTACTTCTACGGGAGCAAACATAGCTGGTACAGCAAATGTATCGGGTTCTGCCGCTATTGGTGGTGACATCACCGTAGGCAATGTAATAGCATCAGGAAATGGAACATTCACTTATCTTAATATTACTGTTCCTAGCAGTGGTATTGTATTTCCAAATAATGTACAGATTTATGCAGACACCTCTGGTGGTGGGCCGGGTGATCTGGTAATAAAAACTTCAAACGGTACAGCAAACTTTTTCAGCAGATTTGCAAATACCGGAAACCTTAATATACCTTCTTCAGTAAATGCTACAGGATTTTACGGATCAGGTGCTGGGTTAACCAATATTACTGGAGGTAACGTAACCGGTACTGTGCCTAGTGCAACAATTGCCGGAACAGTAACCACCAATGCACAGCCAAACATTACCTCGGTCGGAACTTTGACTAGCCTGTCATCTGGTCCAGCAGTGTTTACTACCCCATCATCAAATGCCGCTGTTGATGCGCTTACGCCAAATAACGGAACAACTGGCGCAGTAAGAGTGAGAGGAAATGCTACTTCTGGTTTGGGAATCATTCAATTTACGGATTCAACCGCAACAAATCAGTGGTCATATTTGTCTGTAAATTCTGCCGGATTAATGACATATCCGGCTACTATTAATCCAACAGCACTGCAAACAACTACCATCACGGCTGGCTCAAATACTACAGTAGGAACATTGACTGGAAACTGGTCATTATCTGCTGGATCGCTTTTTGCGGCAAGCACTGTAACAAGTTCATCTCAGCCAAATATCACAAGCGTGGGGTCATTAGTTTCGCTGACCGTGTCTGGAAATGCGACTGTATCTGGAAATGCGACTGTATCTGGAAATGCAACCATATCTGGCAATACACAGATAAACTCGCTAGGAGTTGGCATTTCGGCATCAGGAGCAAATGGTGAAATCCGAGCAACCAACAACATTACTGCGTATTATTCGTCGGATAAAAAGTTCAAAGAAAATATCGCTCCTATCAGTAATGCAGTTGTGAAGCTATCTAAAATATCCGGAGTCGAATTTGATTGGACCCAACAGTACATAGATTCACATGGCGGTGAAGATGGATATTTTGTTAGAAAACATGATATCGGTGTAATAGCACAGGAAGTTAAAGAAGTATTACCGGAAGCTGTAGCCCAAAGAGAAGATGGTACACTTGCGGTCAAGTATGAAAAAATAATTCCTCTATTAATTGAGGCGATTAAAGACCAGCAAAAGCTCATTGAGGATTTGCAGAAGATTATAACTGATCAAATTAAATAAATAGAACAAAGAGGAATAAACAACAATGTCATCTTACGTATATACAGCAAATTCATCAGCACAATCATCTGCCAATATCCAAACGGATAAAGTCAGAATTGCGACAACATCTTCTCCGATTCAAGTTGTCGCAAGTTATCCGAATGTAGCTGTAACTGGCAGCGTAACTGCAAATACCTCAAGTAAAATCGTAACCGGTTCTGGAACATCATTTTTAAGTCAAGTAAACGTGGGTGCATGGATAGGAAACGCAACCGGAGCTACAGTTGGTATCGTTGCATCTATCGCTAACAATACCAGTTTAACTCTCACCGCAAATGCAAACGTTGTACTCGCTGGTGCCACGGCGACAGTTAATCCATTTGGTGTCCCTTATACAGCAGCTACCGCAAATAGTGAAATTATTCCTGCAAATACAACGAGAAATAGCTTTTATGTAGGTCAAGGAAATATAGTTTCATTCTTGAACGTATCTGGCGCTACAGCAGCACCCTTTTCTATTACTGAACTCGGAATGCCATACCCAAATACAGGAACATCGGGTGTATATCCTACGCCAGCTAACGGTGGACCAACCATTCCATAATCCCTATTTTTTTCAAAAAGATATAAATAATTGTGTTCACAGTTGATTCTAAATGAATTGGACTCAATTATGTGTTCTTATGTGCTGTATATACAGTACGTATGACCTAGAACGTCAAAAAAGGAAAAACAAATGGGTCGTCCACTAAAAATTGCACAATCACAGGCTGTACTAACGCTTACCGCAACAACAGCTTCTACACAGTTGGTAACCACATCCGGGAATTTAACTGCAACTAACGTTACCAGAGGGATGCCTTTCGTAGTATCTGCGAACATTGGAGGTCTGGTTGCCGGAACAACATATTATGTAAATAGTGTTGCATCTTCAACCACATTCTCGGTATCGTCAACTCAGCTTAGCGTTCAGCCACAGACAGTACCAACATTAACTACAACAACCGGTCAGACAATTGCGGCTACAGTTGGTCTTGTTGACTATGGTTTCAACAATCCAAATGGATCAAACACTGCACAGTATGCTAATACTTGGGGTGTCGTAGGTGGTAATACTGCACAATACGGAAAGCAGGTTGCTGTAACTGTTGCCATCGGCGCAAACGGTACAGGTACTTTGTTCACTTCAACCACCAGCCCAAGAGCAGCAGGATTGAATACTAACTTTGCCACTAACGTAGCAAATGGCGCTGTAATTCAGATTCCAGTTGCAAACATCAATGGTATTCAAACTGATTATACAACAGTTGGTTACGTAACTGGTACTCCAGGAAATAACACAATTGCCGTCGCAAACACAACTGCAACAGGCAACGTAATCGGAACATCTGGTAACGCATTAACTTTGATTGCTAATGCACCTGTCATTTTTGACAACACATTCGGCGGTTTAACTGCTGGAAATGTTTACTATGTCAAGACTACACCAAACGCTGCTGCATTCACTGTTTCAGCGACAGTAGGCGGAGCACCAGTGCAGTTGTCATCTAACGCAAGTGTTACCGCTAATGCTCTACAGGATACTGTAACATTCACTGCAAACGCAGCGGTCGCAGTTTCAAACAGTGCATTCATTCAGGCAACTCCTGAAGCTGGCTACATCAATCGTCAAAAGGGTAAAATTAAATATCTTGTAACAGGGTTGACTTCTGGACTTTCTGGACAGTGCTATACAGCAAACGTAGCAAACACTGCAATGTTGCCAAACACTATGATCATTACTGGTACCTATGCAAACTCATCAACTGTGAACTTGTTCAACCTTGATGATTATCAGGCAAGAGTGTATACCCCATGGACTTACTCAAATGCTCTGGTAACTGGAACTCAGTACACCATTGCGAATGTGGGGACTACTAATTGGACATCTGTTGGTGCTCGCGATAATATGACCGGTATCACCTTTACAGCAACGGGAACCGCTGCTGGAACTGGTTTTGCAATTGCTGCAAATGCTAACCCAGACATTATCGCGACTTTTGGTACTGCTTACACTGCAAACGCAGCAGCAGGGCAGCCAAATCCAGTAGTTACTATTACTAACGCCTAAGGAATAAATCATGGCTACCAGATCACCGGCTCAATCAATAAGTCAGCAGACACAAACTGAAATTGCCGTTCTTCAAGTTCAATATGCCAATCTAAACGAAAAGGTAGATGAACTAAAAGACGGACTTAAAGGGGTTAGTGACAGCATTGACAAGCATACTGAAAGTACTATGAAAGCCATTAAAGAAATGGGTGAAAATAGTAAAACAGCACATACCAAACTTGAACAAAAAATCTCAGATTTGGAAAAATGGAGATGGATGATCATGGGGGGCGCAACCGCTCTTGGTGCTTTAGGGTTTCATGTAATAGGAAAAGTATTTGGAATATGATAATAGGGGCTTCGGCCCCTATTATTTTATTAGCGATCTAAGTTTTTCAGTCACAATATCAATATTGACCGTAGAAAACAATCCGGGATGTAGAGGTTTTGGGTATAATCCTTCTCCAACCCATGCATAACCAACATGTTCACTATTTAAAATGGGAATAAATTCTTCTGTTACCTTACAAAAAAATGTGTGATAAGTGAAAGAGTTATTAACAAACTTTTGAATTGGTATCAATTTTAATTCCGAGATGTCAAAGTTCATTTCTTCCAGACATTCTCTGGCAATACCATCAAGTAAAGTCTCATCTTTTTCTATGCCACCACCCGGCATACTCCATGTTGGATTTTTTTGATCTGCCCTGAGCAAATAAAGATATCTCTTGGTGGATGAGCTATAGAAGAACACCCCTGCTGCTGTTTTCATTTTGGTATTTATTAGACAGAAAGTGGCCAGTTGAATTAAATTACGATTGAAAATGATCCAGAGCTATAAAATCCTTCATAGGATTTTACCCATTCGTCATTAGTGTTGTCGTAACGATATTGTACACCTGTGGTTAGGTTTGTGACAAATTCAATATCTGTTGCTGCTTGTGCATCAAACGCAACAAACCACTCCATCGTTGATGCATTGAATTGGATGATGTCATTTGCCTTGGCAACTAAATTACCCCACGCTACAGTTGTATTACCATCTGCTCCGATATTTTCAACAATCAAATATCTCTTACCCGGTGTGGGACCGGGTAGACCAGCATTTGGTCCGGTAGTTAAAGGGTTAATAATGCTGTCAACCGGAAGAAG